AGGCTGCTTACTTCCAGCTGGAAAAGCAGATCCTGGGCGGCACGGTCGGCGGCTCGGCCAGCGGCTTCGCGGGCCTAGCAAACTCGCTGAACACGGCGGCCAAGTGCATCAACGCCGGCGGCACGGCGGACCGCTCGTCGGTCTACCTGATCCGCAGCAACCCGAACGAAGTCGCGGTCGTCGCCGGAAATGGCGGCCTCCTCGAGGTCGGCGAGTCCATGATTCAGCGAGCGTCGGGCTCAAGTGTCGGTCACTTGCCCGTGTACTTCACGCCGATCAGCGGCTGGTACGGCCTGCAGGTCGGCTCGAGCGTCAAGTCGATCGCCCGCATCTGTAACCTGGACGCCACCACGAAGGGTGTCACGGATTCGATGCTCTACGACGCGATCGCGACGTTCGAGGCCGGCATGCTGCCGAACTACATCGTCATGAATCGCCGCTCGGCTGCCCAACTGCGGAAGTCGCGCACCGCGACCAACGCGACCGGCGCTCCGGCCCCCTGGCCGACGGAGATCGAGGGCATCCCGATCATCGTCACCGACGCGATCGGAAACGCGGAAACGGCCCTGACGTAATGCCAACTCCCCGAGCTCTAGCACTGGACCAACTCTGGCAGGCCCAGAAGGCCTCGGGCGGAATCACCGTCACCTATCGCGCCGGCCGTGCCGAGTGCGAGCTGGTGGCGGTTCCTGCCCGCACAGTTGCCGAGCTGGACCTCGGGGATGGCGTGATTCGGACAGCACGTGTCGCCGACTTTGTGGTCAAAGCCGGCGACCTGCTGCTCGATGGCGTGAACGTGCGGCCAGAACTCGGAGACCAGATCGTCGTCGACGACCAGGTCTACGAGGTGATGAACCTGGTCGGCGGGCAGCACTTCCAGACGGTCGGCATGTCCGACTCCTACTGGCGGATCCATACGCGAGAGGTGGCGGATGTCTAAGGTCAGCGACCTCTGCGACGCAATCGTCTACTGGCTCAACAGCCAGGAGTACGACGTCGCGTTCGTCGCCGAGCGGGCCAACGTCTGGAACAACGCCCTGGAGAGGAACACCGACGTCCATGTCGTTGTGATCCCGCAGGAAGTCGAAACGACGATCGCATCGCGGGCAGCGATTGAGCGACGGTACACGGTGGACATCGTCGTCCAGCAGCGCATGAGCGGCACGATCGACATCGACGACCAGGATGCCCTCATGAACCTGGTGGAGCAGATCGAGGCTGGCATCATCAACGAGCCGATGGGCGACTTTCGCTTCATCGACCACGGCTCGGCCATGCGAACGGTGATCGCCTCCGAGATCTTCAGCACGCAGCGGCAGTTTGTCGCCACCATGACCCTTCGCTACCTGGGGCAGTGACCGCCGATGTTCGCGACGAAAATCAAGATGCAGTACTTCTTCGATCGAGAGGAGGTGGTCAATCGTCTGGCAAAACAAGATCGCGTCGTCCTATCGAAAACTGGTGGCTTTGCGATGACCACGATCCGCCGGTCAATGCGACCAGGCGGAAAGAAACAGATCGCCAGCCAGCCAGGGGAATCGCCGCGATACCACACGAAGCTCCTGCGAGATGGAGTGATGTTTGCGTACGACGCCGCCAGGAACTCTGTCGTAGTCGGACCTCGCAAGCTCAACGGACGCTCGGCTTATGACATACCGGCGCTTCTCCAGTACGGCGGCAAGGTCACCGTACCAGAGAAGACGCTGATCGAAATCGCCGCCACGCGAGACAAGTCCGGACGATTCCTGCGTGGCGAAAGAAAGTATTGGAAACCAACGGGCCGCATGGTGAAGACCACCATCTCGCCTCGTCCCTACGTCGGGCCAGCGGCAAAAACCTGGCCCAAGATCCGCGACAAATGGCTCGAGCTGATCGCCGCGAATCGGTTTTGAGCAGCGACACACCTAAAGGAGTATGACCTATGCCCGCATACCTGCTCGGCAAAGACGCCGCGATCTACTACTCGACGACGGCTCTGACCAGCTCCAACGCCTCCACGGTCCTGGGCGGAACGCCTGGGCCCACGGAAGTCACGAACGTGATGGACGTCACCGTGGACGTTTCGACGGAATACGTGGACGTGACGACTCGAGCCGATGGAGCGGCTGGCTTCCGGACACAGGCCCCGACCTTCAAGAACGCCTCGGTGAGCTTCGACATGAAGTGGCTCCCCGGGGACACGGTCTTTACCGCGCTCAAGACGGCCTGGGCCACCGATGCGACGGTGGCGATGTACATCCTGGACCAGAAAAAGACCGTCACCGGTGCCCAGGGCCTCGCGGGCAATTTCTCGGTGAGCTTCTCGAAGGAGGAGCCCTTGGCAGACATCCAGAAGGCCTCGGTGACGCTCACGCTGAGCGACTCCGGCCAGTGGTTCACGAAGACCTAGCAACCAGGTGAGGTGATATGGCTAGTTTCCGGGACTCCAACGGACGCGACTGGCAAGTTTCGCTGACAGTCGCGGACGTAAAACGCGTACGAGAGCTGACGGGCGTCCTGCTCACGTCGCTCATCGACGAGAAGATGATTCCGCTTGCCGAGCTGATCTCGGATCCGGTGCAGCTTGTCGATACGCTCTATGCAGTCGTGAAGCCTCAAGCGGACGCTGCAGGCGTGACCGACGAGCAGTTCGGCCGATCGCTCGGCGGCGACAGCCTCGAAAAAGCAGCTCACGCGTTCGTCGATGGGCTGCTCGATTTTTTCCCGACTCGCCAGAGGACTCTGCTCCAGCAACTGATGCAGAAACAACGGGAGCTGCAGACGGCTCTGGCGGAACGGACGCAAGCGGAACTCGACGCGCTGACGATCGAAACGCTTATCGGCTCTGTTTTGAGCTCGCCGGCACCTGCGGTGTAGATCCTCACGGGTTCTCGCTGCGCGAGTTGGTCTGGATGAATGACGCCAGGAGAACGCACGACTGGGATCAGTCGGCCCTGATCTGGTCGGCAATTGCCAACACGGCCAGGGATCCGAAGACGCAGCGCAAGCCGTTCTCGCCTGGAATCGTGCACCCATATCGCAAAGAAAAAGACTACGAGCCGAAGCCAATAGAGGCCAGCATCGACGTCCTGAGGATGTTGTTGCACGCGAAAGGGGAGCCGCAGGATGGCAGCGGGAGCGATTAAAGCAGGCCGAGCCTACGTCGAATTTTTTACCGATACGACGAAGTTCACGGCCGGCCTGTCGACGGTCCAGAACCGCCTGCAAAAGGTCAGCGCGTCCATTGCCACAACCGGAGCTGCGCTCTCGGCGGTTGGTGCGGCTGGGGTGGCTGGATTCGCACCGATGATCAAAGCGGCGTCGGACTTCCAGGAGTCGCTCAACGTGTTCGGGACCGTCTTCAAGGACAACACCGACGCAATGCGGGCCTGGAGCAACCAGACGGCCAAGATGCTCGGCCGCAGCGAAGCCCAGATCGTGCAGTTTGCTAGCCGCACCGGAGCCCAGCTCCAGGGCTTCGGCTTCAACGAGGAGATGTCCCGCGAGATGTCGAAGTCGCTCTCGACACTCGCGGTCGACATGGCGTCCTTCTTCAACACCGCAGACACGGACGCGCTGGATGCCTTGATGTCCGCATTCCGCGGAGAGGCGGATCCGATCGAGCGGTACAACGTGAACGTGAAGGAAGCGGCGGTTAACTCCAAGCTGCTGCAGCAGTCGATCGACCCGAAGAGCGCCACAGACGCACAGAAGGCTTTCGCCCGCTATGCGATCATCATGGAGCAGACCAAGCTCGCCCAGGGCGACGTGATTCGCACCAGCGACGGATTCGCCAACCAGCTCAAGCGCCTGCAGTCGGCGGCGAAGGACGCGGCGATCGCCATCGGGACTCCGCTCCAGGATGCGCTGGCCGGGATCATGAAATCCTTCAGCGGTGTGACGGGCTCGATCATCCAGATGATCCAGAACAATCCCCAGGTGATCAGTACCCTGGCAATGGTCGCGGTGGGAGTTGCGGCCGTCGGTGCGGGCCTCGTCGGGCTGGCCGGACTCTTCGCGGCGGCGGGCTTGGCAATCCGTACGCTGCTCTCGCCGTTCTCGCTGCTATCCACGGCGATCGGACTTCTGGTGCCGCTTTTTTCGGCCCTCGCCTCGCCGATCGGGCTGGTGGTTGCCGCCGTAGCCCTGCTGAGCACGAGCGTGATCAAGTACCTCGGAGGCCTGCAGCCTATCTTTGATTGGTTCCGGGCGCAGTTCGACGCGATGGTCGGCGAGGTGAGCACGGCGGTCACCGCCATCATGAACGCCTTGCAGAAGGGCGACTTCGGCGCGGCGATTGAGGTCGCCATGGCCGGCATGAACCTCGGCTTCACCAAGGCCGTCTCGCAAATGAAAATCGCCTGGGCGGGCTTCGCCGCCTACTTCAAGGAGACCTTCGCGAAGGCCGCATACGCTCTGCCGGTGATCCAACTGGGCGTTTCCGCGCAGCTCACGAAGGGCTGGGCCAGGATGGTCGCCGCGATGAAATCACTCTACGTGGAGAACGTGAACAACGTCGCCAAGGATCAGAGCTCGGCGCAGTTCGACCAGGCAGAGGCACGGCTCAAGCAGCTGCGGGACGAGGGTAAGCTCACCGAGTCCGACTTCAACTCGCGGATGGGCTCGCTCCAGAAGGCCCGCGAGGCCGACATGAGCAACCTGGACAAGCAGGCTGCCCAGGACCAGCAGAAGATTGACCGCGAGAGAATCAACGCGGTCAACGGAGCAAACCAGGCGGCCAGGGCGGAACTCGACGCTCTGAAGGCCCAGATGGATGCCGAGGTTAACGCAATCCGTGGCAACACGGATAGCGCGGCGGCCGATGCCCAGGCAAAGCTCGACGGGGCAAAGAAACGCTACCAGGAAGCCCTGGCGGCGGCCGAAACCGTCGTCGCTGCTCCTGGTGGCACGGAAGCGCCTCCGGTACCTGGCGCGTACGCCTCGCCGGAGGAGCTGCAAGCGCAGATGGCTAAGCTCCAGCAAGCCACCAACGCGACAGACAGCGCCAAGCAGCGAGCGAGCGCAGGGCCGCTCTTCGGCGGTGCGATGGCCGGGCAGGTGTTCGGGGCCGGCGACACAGCCAAGCGGCAGCTGAAGGCCCAGCAGGACTCGCTGAGCGAGGCGCGTAAAACGAACGAGCTCTTGAAGAAGATCGAGAACAAGGGCGCTGCCCTGGTGATGGGGTAACGAATGGCAGTCACTGTATCGACGAAGTACAGATCGGTCAGCGGCGATCAGTTCACGCGGACGATCGGCTATGTGGTCAAGGGAGCCTCCTCGGACATCGACGCACTTGATGCCGTGGAGCTGGCCGCGCCCGCGACCTACGACGGCCTGAAGCGATCGGCCATCTCCATCGACGAGATCCGCTGGCCAAACATTTGGGACGTCACGGTCACCTACGCCAGAAGCGAGAAGAAGGAGCCCGCCGCGACCGGCTCGGTCGAGTTCTCCTTCGACGTCGGCCTTGAGTCACAAACCATCAAGCAGTCACTGCAAACCATCAGCACCTACCAGTCCGGTACGGCCCAGGCCTTCAACGGGGCGATCGACGTCCAATCGGACGGCTCGGTCAACGGAGTCACCATCGGGCGGCCGGTCTCTTCGTTCACTCTGACCTATTACCCGACTTGGGCAGTCGTCACCGACACCTGGAAGCGGAGCGTGATGAACCTCTGCGGCAAAGTCAACTCGACGTCGTATTTTGGCTACAACGCGGGCGAGGTCCGGTTTGTCGGGGCGTCGGGCAAGTCGCGCAATAACAGCGACTGGGAGCTTAACTTCCGGTTCGAGGTGCGGCTCAACGAAACCAATATCACGATCGGCTCCTTCACCGGCATCTCGTGCGATGGCTGGGACGTACTCTGGGTCTACTATCGCGAGGATGTCGACGCGACCTCGGGCCGCTACCTGCCGAAGCCGACGCAGGTGAACGTCGAGCGCGTGCTCAAGCGTGACAACTTTACATCGGTCCTGGGGATCCCGTAGTGTCGATCAAGCGAGCTAATCGCGGGGACGCCGTCGTCGAGCACCTCACGGCCGAAACCTGGAACACCTTCGTCGATACGGCGAACGGTTTTCAGTCCAGGATCAACGTCGGCCTCTCACCGACATCGAGCCCGCGCGAATCGCCGGCCGTGACGGTCCTGGTTCGCAACAGCACCGGAGCAAATCAGCCGATCGGCGCAGTCCTCGCGCTCGACGGCCCTCTCGTCACGCCGACCGCGAATCTGAGCGAATTCAACTCAAGGGTTGGATTTAATGGGATTACGCCCACGGCCTCCTATCATGGAAAATTCGTGGTACTGCGCGAGGCCACGAAAAACGGAGAACTGGGCCTCGCGGCGCTGTCCGGCATCGTGCAGGCCAAGGTCGAAATCTCCCATACCTGGCTGCGACGATGCGACATCACGCCGAGCTCGTCCGCGAAGCTCACAGCCAAGCCCGAAGGAACTGCCGAAATCATCTGGATCGAAACAGGCACCGGAACCAAGAACGCCATCGTACGCCTCGCGTGCTGCCGCGATGCGGTCGTCTTCGGGAAGCCCACGGCCAGTATCGCCGCCGGCACCACGGGCACGGTCAAAGTCTGGAACGCCGGGGCCGAGACGACCTACACGATCTCCAATGTCAATTTCAACTGGATGACGGGCGGCCAGCAGATCTCCTCGGGCAAGCAGGTCATGGCGACCTGGTTCTCCGATGAGCTGGTGTGGCGCATCACCGGTGCGGAGTGCGAAGCGTGACGAAGCGAATCTCGGACCTGACCGAAGTCGGTATCAATGACCTGACGAGCCTGCAGGCGGCGATAGTCGGCATCGACAACGCCAACGACTCGCCGGTGACGTCGCGCAAGCTGTCTGTACAGCAGATCCACGGCACCACCTACGATCTCTGGCCGACAGGCAGCGCCGCGACGGACACGGTGGCGTTTGAGACGCTGATGAAGCGGATTCCAACTGCTGGTGCCACTGTGCGGATCATGGACAATGCGAATTCGCTCGTGCTGGACCCGCTCTACTCGAGCGCGACAGCGACGAACGGCGTGTTCATTTATTCCGGCTCTGGGAACATTGGCAAAATCCTCGTCAACAAGCCATTTGTGCTTTCCGGGGAATCCCCGGAGGTGCGCGTTCAACTCAACAACGGCTATCTGATCAACTGGGGTCTGACCAACTCGGACGTTACGAGCACGTCCGGTACGACGGTTGCGGCGATTCCGGCAAATACCTCGTTGCTGTCTGGCTGGCCAGCAGGCCTCTTGTCGCGCGGCGATTGGGTGTTGGTCTGGAGCGACGATGCAATATCTTCCGCTAAGGTTGCCGCTCACTATTCGCTTTATGGCGGCTCGCAATGCCCAGGCGAAATGCACCGCATTGCTTACACTTACCAAGCGAATGGGGTCCAGCACGCGGTTATCGACGGCTCGTTTGTCGACGCGATGTCGACCAATCCTCGCGTTCTCAAAATCCCAATGCTCCGCCATTGCGGCATACGCAATCTGACGTTTGGTTCGCAGCGAGACGCGACCTCCGAAGCGGACTTTGAGAGCTCGTCGGCTGCATTGCAAGCAATAGACATTCGGCGGACACTCGGCTTTCGAATCGAGAACGTGACCGTCGATGATACGGCGCTTGGTCACATTAAAATTAACTACTCGGCCAATGCGACCATTGAAGGCTACAACGGCTACGCGGTGCCAGATAACAGCCTGGACTACGCACTGGTGGTCTGTACGGTCAACGGACTGACTTTTCGCGACTCAACCTGGCACAACTGCAGGCACGTCATCACCACCGGCGGCGATGCAATTGGCTATGACCGGTTTGGAACTCCGCTTAACGTGTTCGTGCACAATGTCACGAACTATCAAGGCGGCTCGGTCAACAACGACATCCTCTCTGGATTCGATACGCACGCCGAAGGATTCAACGTCATTTTCGACTCGTGCCGCGTATTTGCCGGAGGAGCAACGACGGTCAATGGATTCGGCGGCAGAGCTCGCAAAACCGTGTTTCGGAATTGCTCGTTCTACGGCACCAAGCGCGCCGGCTCTCGACCGGACAGCTTTGAATTCAATCGCCCAGCCCAAGCGTATGTCATTTCCGGATCGGATGCGTTGATTGATGGAGGCTATGTTTACGGCGCTGCAGTTGGGGTGCGTCTACGGAGCTACAACGCCGATGAAAGCAGCAATGCTCTGTACCATCACGATTGCCGCGTCAATAACGTAACGTTCGATGAAGTTTTCGGGACTCTCGTGTACTCGGAGAATCCGATCAACAACCTCGAGGTGGACGGCTGCTGCTCGAAAAACTGTGCGACTCATTACGCTACGAGCTATGGGTCTGCGCCCTACGAATACCCAGCGCACTATCGAGCGCTGCTCACGATTCTTTCGGGCACGGGCCACAAAATACGCGGCAACTATTTTGACCGCGACTCGAACGATTATCTCCTGAACGCTGGCACCAACCCGGCGTCCTCATACGAGATCGTGGGCAACCACCTGCGCGGCTATACCGCTCGTTTTAGCAGTGGCACGAACAAGATCGGGATCAGAGCCGATGCCGGCGATCCGAACGGCGTGGCAACGTCGAGCAACTCACAGACCATTCAAGCCGCGTGGTCGGCGGTCAATTACACGAGTTAGGAGCGCAAATGGTGGAACTGATGGAAGCCATCCGTGTGTTTCGCGAAGCCCTCGCCGGAGGAGATCGCAAGGCCATTCGGATTTCTGCGGCGGCCCTGCTCTGCGCAATCGGCGATGCATGGCTCGCCCTCGAGCAACGCATGCCCTTCGGCGATGGTTCTGACGTCGACGTGGCGGACGAGCTGTGCGGCGCAATTGAGGATCTCGGTGGCGAGGTGCCCAAGGAAGGCGGGCTCGTCATGTCGATCCTCTTTTCTACCGTCATCAAGCTGCTCCTCGAGCAACTGAAGGGAAGCCCATGAGCTGGTCTATGCTGACCGATCCTAAGGTGGTGGACTTCATGAAGTCTGTCGGGATCCCGTCCCTGATTCTCGCCGCGTTGATGGCTGGCATCTGGCAAGCGGCTTCTTGGACCGGCCAGGAAGTGCTCAAGCCGCTCGTCAGCCAGCAGATTGAGTTCATGGAGCACGTGGCCGACGCGTCGAAGCGGAACAGCGATACGCTCGCGAAAATCGGTAACGCAGTGGAGGAGCTCAAGTCCACCGGCAATCGGCAGGAGCGGATATTGGAGCGGATCACCGAAGATGAGTCCAAATAAGCTCTCGCTGCTGATGTGGCTGCTATTCACCGCCGCAACTGCGGGCGGTGAGCCGAGGTACGTTACGGCGCAACCAGGACTGGTGGAGTTGCGACTGGAGGCTACAGCCTCGAGCGACATCACCTGGGAGGCCCGCGAACCGGTGACGATCGACTATCGTCTGTACGAAGCGAAGACGGTCCTGGTGACCTACCTCGCCTCCGGCCGGGCGATCATTATTTCCGACGTGATCGACTGGGAGCTCAAGAAACGCGACAAGACAACCTGGATCATCACGGTTGGTGACGCACCGACGCCGCCAGCTCCTGGCCCGCCACCTGGTCCAGCTCCGACTCCGGTGCCGCCGCTGCCTGCGGTGGCAGCCGAGGTCTACCGGATGGCCCGCGCCATCAATCAACCAGAGGCCGCGATCCGGT